ATGGCCACCAAGCGTGGTCTCAAAATAACCATCATCGAGATAAAGGAACATGAAGTATCTGAAGCATTCCCAATTACCCCAATACCGAAACGAGAACCTACCAAAAAAGTGTCCAGTGATGCAGACTGGATGCTATAAACCCTGCGTGGATCACAACCATACAAGTGGTATGGTTCGCGGAGTCATCTCCATGGAGGGTAACACCTTCTTGGGTCGTGTTGAGAATAGCTTCCGTAGGTTCGGCACTAGCTCCACCGCTGGCTTACCAAGCATACTGAGAAGCATGGCAGATTACTTGGATCAAGGTGACACAGACATCCTTCATCCAGTGGGATTAAAGCAGTTGGCATCTAGGTTCAATCGCCTACCTGTTGCAGATCAAGTGTTTGCATTAAAAGCATTAAAAGTAAATAAAAGTGAAATTAATGCTTGCACCAACTCAAAACAACGCACAGTCTTATATCGTAAACAAATTACTAATGGAAAATAAAAACATACTACAAGAAATCCAGTCAGAGCTAAAGGCTCCGAAGGGACAGCGCAATAACTTTGGCAACTACCAATACCGTAGTGCCGAGGATATTTTAGAAGCAGTCAAGCCCATCCTAGCTAAGCACAAATGTGCGCTGGTTATCAATGATGAAATGGTTGAAGTCGGGAGTCGCATCTATGTGAAATCCACTGCAATGCTAGCACTTGAAAACCAACCCTTCGCAAGCGCCACTGCCTTTGCTCGTGAAGCCGAGACAAAGAAGGGCATGGACGATGCGCAGATTACTGGTGCTGCTAGTTCATATTCAAAAAAATATGCACTAAATTCACTATTTGCTATTGACGACACCAAGGACGCTGACTTTAGTAATAAGCATAACAACAACTCTTCAGTTACCAAGAAGGTAGCTACAACTAACAACGAACTAATATAGTAGACTATAATCATGGAAAAACAATACGACAATACAGACCGAGGTGCATTATTCAAAAACGACCGCAAGGAAAAAGATACTCATCCAGATTTGGGTGGCACTCTTAATGTGGGCGGCAAAGAGTATTTCATCAACGCATGGAAGAAAGAATCCAAGGCAGGTGCAAACTTCTATTCCCTATCAGTTAAGCTAAAGGAGCCCAAGGAGGATACAGGCACTGTAGCTAGCTCAGACCCATTTTAACCCTTTGCTTGGGTAGCAAGGCGTAGTGATCGGCGGGACAAAGTTGTGGTATTCTTTGTCCCGCTTTTTTTGCTTTATAAACTAAATATAAAAACACATAATGATTTCATCAGACAATTCAATTTTACCATCCAGCGGATCAATGACTAACTTCTCTACGGGAGCCGTAAGAGACGCAATGCAGGGCAAGGGCTTTCCATCACTGATCCCAACGTGCGCACTAAAATCCCTAGCTAAGCGCTTTGAGGATGGAGCCACTAAGTACGGCAGAGATAACTGGCAGAAGGGTATCCCAATCTCTCGCTATTGTGATGCCGCACATCGCCACCTATGGGCACTGCGTGACGGGCAAACAGACGAAGACCACTTCGGTGCTGTGCTCTGGAATATAGCTTGCTGGCAAAAAACAAAAAATATGATTGACTCTGGTCTCCTTCCAGAGGAACTTAACGACATCTAACCCACATAACACTATGAAAGATTACATTGATAATTACAGAGAGGCATACGACAGAGAGTTTTTAGACGAGGGAGACGAGGACATCCGCAAGGCATTCTGGAAGACAGCACGCATAGAAATTAACGGTGCAAAAAGAGTTGGACTAATTCAAGAAATGGGTATTGACGAGTATCTGGAATCCAACTACAAATCTTACTCGAAAGTCTCAGATGAAACACGCAGAGTAATTCAAGAGAGTAACATTATCCCAGCTAGGCTGCTAGCAGATCACTTCAAAGTTTCGCTTTCAGCCATACATAAAATTAGAGCCAACCATAAGAAACAGTAACAACCCAAAAAACAGCAACAACCCAAATAAAATACCATGAACGAACTAAACGCAATTGAAGCAGAGGAATCCATACTAGCTAGCTGCATCTCCGACTTGGACGGTGCAGTCTACGACGAGTTATCAGCCATCATAACTAAGGATGATTTCTACAGCAATAAGAACTCATCTATATTTGATAGTATCGGGAAGATCATCAACAACAAGGATGAGATCAACGAGGTGAATGTAGCCAACCAACTACGCAGCATCAATATGCTGGACGAGGTTGGTGGGTTGATTCGCATCATGAGCATTATGGATTCCCCTTGCACCCCACTCGCTGGGCGTGCTGCGGCTAAGATCGTTCTTGGTAAGAGTAGAGCTAGACAGCTAGCTAGGCACTACAAGCTACAGCTTGAGTCCCTAAATGAGAATGCTGACACCAGTGACGTTGCCTCCAAGACTGAGGCTGAAGTCCGCAAGATCATGGATGCCAGTGCCAGTGCGGATAATACCCTGTCCTCTTCGGCAAGCGACCTAAAGACTAGACTGCACAGCATCTCAGACGGAACATACGTGTCCAAGAAGATATCCTTTGGTATCCCTCACTTGGATGAGAAACTAGACGAGGGTGGCATTGCACAGGGTGAGGTCTGTGTGATTGCCGCCCCTACATCCTGCGGAAAATCCCAGTTGGCATTGAACTTTGTTCTTAGGAACTCAATCTCCAGCAATATCCCATCAGCTATCTTTAGCTTTGAGATGCCAGCACAGCAGTTGACCAAGCGCATGACGCAGACGTGCTCCGCAGTTAATCTAAAGAAGTACGTGGACAAGAGCATCACTCCCCATGAGATGACGCTAGTGGATGACTCCATCGATAAGATTGGTAAAGCTCCTATCTATACGGTTCACCATGTCCGTGGCATCGATGACCTGCGCTCCAAGGCACGATCCCTAAAGCGCAAGCACGGCATAAAGGCAATCGTCGTGGATTACTTGCAGTTGATCCCCTTCAATCCAAACATCAGTAAGCACGAGGGCATCTCACAGGCATCCCATGGCATCAAGCAGATGGCAATGGAGTTAGACGTAGCTGTCATTCTATTGGTTCAAGTCAACAGGACGGGTGCTATGCGGGACACTGGGCTTGTGCTCTATGACCTAAAGGACTCTGGTGATATTGAGAATGATGCGGACATCGCTTTGCTAATGTGGCCAAAGGGTGGCAATGCAGATAGCTGTAAGGCAGTGGACTCCAATGGAGTTAGCTACCTAGAGATGGACTACAACGTAGCCAAGAATCGAGAGGGTGAGCGTGACCTAAAGGGACGATTCAAGTTTATCAATCACATCGGACGCTTCCAGTAGGGCGCACATATTATGGAAAAACCAAATGAAACTATGAGTATCGACCCCGCAGACTACTGGATGACTCCAGATGAAGAAAGAAAACTAGAAGACAAGTTTGCAGGTAGGTGCGTCCACTACTTAGATGCGAACGAGTATATCGTCGATGGCGACGAAAGCCTAAACAACGGGAAGTGGAGCAAGGTGTCCTACGGCATGATCGGCCATCAAGTATGGACACCAGAAGTCGGAACCTTTCGCAGATTCGATTCTTATAACCACTAATTAACAGCCCAATAGGGCGCACACATTATGGAACCACAAGATATTATCGAAACCGCATTTTTCGGCCTCCTATTCTTTCTGCTGATTTTTAGCGTGAGTTGTGTTGTCTTAAGTAAATAACAACAAAGCCCAGTAGGGCGCACACATTATGAAAAAACTAAGCGACACATACAAAGAACAAGGGATTGCATTCAGCTCTCCTATTGAGATTAAAGATCACGTTGGCAGACTTACTTACTACGAGGACAGCAAGGGCTCATGGTGCAAGTGGGAGTATGATGCCCTTGGCAACGAGACTTGCTACGAGGACAGCTATGGCTTCTGTTGTAAGCGGGAGTATGACTCCAACGGCAACGAGACTTACTACGAGAACAGCGATGGAGCCAAGCGAGGCACTCCTCGTTCAGTTAAGACCTGTGAAGGTAAGGTCATTGAAGTTGACGGCATTAAATACAAACTAACAGCCCAATAGGGCGCACACATTATGAAAGTATCATACATCGACTGGCAAGATGACGAAGGAAACTGTGGCACAAGCTACGCAATCATCCTTGAAGCTGAATCAAAGGAGGAAGCCGAGGGGAAGATGAAGGAGGAACTGGCTGCGGAAAATCATCAGCTACGCATTGCACTGCACGAAGCAATCAATCGTCCCAAGGGTATCGTCCCGCACGAAGCCGAGGAGTTTTACGATCAAGACTTCTACTCCACCATCACAGCCCAGTAGGGCACAT